AAACTTGGTCAAATAAGATTCCTTCCCAGCTATATCGCGGATATTCATAGAGTCGACGCGTGGCATATTTACCACTGAAGGATCTATAGTCAACTCCTGCTTATCATCAGTAGTAAATTTCTGGACCGTATCTGGAACATTGGTTAAAGCTAATGACGAAGTAGGATGCAATCGACGTGGAGCAGGATTTTCAGTTACTGGTGGACGACAATAACCAAAATTGCGCGCCACATCAGCAACGGCGCCAGCAACCGTTTCAGTTGCAGTCGCATACTTTCCAATGGAAGGTACAGATTTTAACCTTCCCGCCGCTTTCGCTATAGCAGTGGCAGGTTTAGAAATAAACCCCTTAGCATTAGCTTCATCAACCTCACTACCAGATTGAGGTAAAATGGTGGAAGGATTCACCCGAGTCAATCCGGTGTACGAAACTTCTTCACACCAAGCGTAAACATGTACAATCAGAGGGTCACCAGATCCATTAGCATGCTTAAGAGGATTAAAACTCCTAAAAATCATTTCGCCCATTTGACTCCATTCAGCACGAGTGATGTCCATATAATTATACCTCCAATAAAAAGGCAAAATGATATCACCTGCTGAAGAAGTAGTGGGGTCAATAAAAATATGAGGTCTCTGAGACTCTATAACGGCATCATTTGCCACTAAAGGTGAAGTGGCATAAGCATCAGGCACAGCAGCCGGATGATAAGAAGCCATACCTCGTCCAAAATAAAACCCATTACCATTAATAACAACCTTAATATGCATCTTGGCGCGTAACAACTTATAATTAGCAATCCTATTAATAACTTTAGGATTATTAAAATATAAAGACCAAGGATTGTTAATGGCATTCATAGTTCCACCTACTCCCCAAACAATTTGATCAATCAAAATAGGTCTCTTGAAAAAATCAGACAAGTCTGTATCGTTAGAATCTTGCATCATCATAGTTTCATCCATATCCCCTGATGGATCAACGCAATAAGTCTGATGTTGATCATCAAATTTGACATTCTGCGATAAAGCATCTTTTGATGACCGGATATTAATATCAAACATTTTACCTGATTGAGGCATAAAACTAATACATGATTCGTGTGACTGTACGGAATCCACCGCACTATCACTTTGTTCAATTACAACATTATTGGACGAACAAGTTTCCAATAATGGGTTAGGTTTGACTGTCCTACAACAGTAATTACTAAAATTATTTCCGAGTGAGTTATTTAACCGATACACACGTGCACTCTTTGTGTGTTCGGGTTTTGAGAAATGGTTGACCAAACCTCCCCTAAATAAGGGTATCCGACAAGGCGGACATCCACAAACAAAGCCTATACTATGATATCTCACACCATAAATATGGTAACCAATGTTTGCGTGCAATTTTGCTACCATCAGATTGCATACTGGGAGACAGTTTACGACATATCTAGGTCGGTCTAATTGTGGCAAATGGTAAATTAAATCTATGCCACATACCAACACCACCAAATTCATCAACCAATTCATAACCATAAGGTGTCAATAAAACGGCTAATATTGGCGTGCCAACGCGCAGTGTTGATAATGCGCTACACACACGTCTCAGTTGTTGCCTACCTTTCCTGCGTACACTTTGACAATAAGAATGTTTAATTTCCACTATCATATAATGTTCAACGTTGTCAAAAACGCGTTTAAAGATAATATCAACTTCACCAAAATCCTGATGAATAATAACTTGATTCACACTCAAAACAGACATCTGTATATCAGCCTGAGCTTTGATATATAAGTCTTCCGTTTCAAAGCCACTCTGACACATGAATCCCTCATCACCAGTGTCATCTGGCACTGACTCATTTAAATTACCATTCTTCCATAAAGCTACACACTCATCATACGTCCTGTGCAACATAACGCATTGTTGCTCCAAATTGTGTGTACTCGCAATCTTTTGCATTTGTGCTCTTCTCGTCTCATATATACTCTTGCCATGATTAAACCACTCCCTCAAAGCGCCGTCAATATTTATAGCACATGCCTCCATGGGTGTTAAAATGCACTTCTTAGGTCTGAGATAACAATGCAATGACTTAAAAATAGAATTCTCATCTAATGCGCCAATAAAACAACCCAATTCGTCATGATAAACGCTAGATCGCTTCAAAAATTCAAACTTAGTTTTATCTAAATATGGAACAATCTCAGAATTTTTATCAGGCATAGTATATTCCTGTCCATATTCGGCCAATATCTCAGCACAGGACTTAATATTAAATGCATCGTACCCTTTTCTGACAGAACCAATATTATCATCGCCATAAGTAACGAGAGAAACGCAATCTCTAAAATCCAAATCATATCCATATAACCGCATGAATACACATCTCATATTGAGACTACCAGCAATACTATTAATTAAAACAGTCAAAGAGTTGCCACTTATGTGAGTACCGCTAGTTACAGAAATCATATCACCGTTCATGGCTATATAAGAATAAGCAATGTCCGCTGACATGGACTGCATAACGCGTATATCATCCGTGCTATAATTGCATTGTTTGGCACAATCAATCAAAATACCCAACGTTGCAAGGATCAATTGCGATGGTAATTTTTGATCATATTTACCATAATCACCACCAATAATCCTATCATCACCATACTTAAGTGCTTTCTTATAAAGTTGATCCCATTCTTGCGAATGGCAATTGACACCAACAGCGCACTCGCATAATAATGGATTAACTCCAACAAAACGAACAATTGGCAAAAAATATTTTCTGATCAGAAAGGTAAAGGCGACAGAGTTGCCATAAAAAATACGACATTTCTCTTTACTCACTACCAATGCTTCATCCTTTTTACACGCCTTAGCAATAAAATGATTGCGACAACCGTTTCTATAATTTTGCTCGGCTTCATGAATCAAATCCATAACTTCCTTCTTAAATATCCTGTTATACATCCCATGTTCATCCTTCGCTTCCATATCTACTACATATTTACTCTTAGGTCCTGTGAGTGGATAACCTATGGAAGTGCTCATATTAATGGCATCTATAAACCGAACCCCAGGCATACCATTAATATTCTCCTTTGTGGTCAAAGGCCGCATAACTGTCCAATATTTTTGCTTAATAACCTTAAGCAAAGGCTTCTTGTAATCAGCTATGGCCCTAAACAACAATTCGTGTTCAAACTCTTTGGCGGGAATACTTGCATTCGATAAACACTTCTGCCATCCATACCATTCAGGTTTAAATTTTGGAGGACCCCAAACATTAGCTACGCCACAAACGTTAGTAATGGTTTCACTAATTGGTGTGCTACGCACACAACTGTAACTTGTTGACGCACCAACACAACTTCCATAATATTGATATTGAGATCCGATAGGCAAATAATTCAATGGGCTCTTTCTATGAAGGGGATCACCAGTCATAATGCGCACTCCTAACATATGGGGTCTAAATTCAGAATCACTTCCCCCAACTACCAAGCCATCCCATGAGGATAGCTCTGCAATAGCGTTAGTAATTTCTTTGACAGTCAAAACACCTGCACATCCACGTGGAGTGTCAGCAATTCCTCCCAAATGAAAACCAACTATATATGGTTTACTAGTGTCGGCTACCCAAACAGCGCCACACATACCCTGAAATGTATTACGATTAAAATTCGAATAAACAGATCCATAAAATGGACATGTACCATTTGTTGTGGTCTTAAAGCTGTGCAAAGCACGACCCGAAACACACTCACCAACTTTTGAACGCCAAACCATGTTTGCAACTTGCTGCCCCTTAGGCTTATCCAAAGGAAAATAGTCGACAATATTCTTAAACGATCCTCCACTAGATACATGACAAATGCGAAGATCTGTATTAGGAATTAATAAACTATTCAACTTGCTAACGCGTGTTTGGAACTTTCCACCACATGCATCAGCATCATCCTTATAGCATACTAATTCTAATTCATCACTCTCAACAAAATAATGGTTTGGTATAATCAAAACATTAGTTTTCAAAAATAACACATTTGCCATTAATCTGCTTGAACCATCCGTTACAGAAGCATAAAATAAATTCTTCTGAATACTTTTGATCATATTCTCAGAAGTCGTGGACTCGCTAACGCGAGATACAGGTACTTCACGCTTAACTACACGTGACCATACATTCACTTCACTATCGCGTTCACGTATATCATCTTCAGTTTTAGGCTCTAAAGCTCCCTGAGCCGGGACAATCTTCTTCCAGCTAGTATAAACTTTAGACAA